AATTTCTATTTGAACAGTTTCAACTAATCCGTTTTCATATTGATAAGAGATAGCAAGCCATAATTGGCCTGCTTCATCTTTAAAATAACACTCACCTGTTTTTACTTTACTCATATTTAGTACGCCTTTATTTGAACATAACCAGCAGTTACACCAACACCTGCTGTCGTTACAATAGCACGTGCAAATTTAGGTGATATATTAGCGACTGTTGCTAAAACTGTACTACTTGCCACAGCAAGTAATGGTGAGCCTACGTTCACATAGTTAGTCCCATCTTCTGAGACTTGCAATTGAAGTTGCGGAGCAGTCGTAGTAATTGCACCCACATTTATTGTAAGTTGTAAGTTATCAGCACCTTCTGCAAATAAAGCAGCCGTGGTAGAATTTAGAGTTGTGAGTGTCACTGATCGATCAAATATTTGTCTGTGAACATTTACACCTGTAGTAGACATTTGATTTCTATTTGCAGAGCGCGTGAATGAAGGTGATGTTCCACTTAAAGTAGCTGTGTAACGAATTTTATTACCCATTAAAGTCATGATCGGTGAGCGTTGAATACCAACTGCAGTAAATCTAGGAAATTGGTAAACAGGTAACCAATTCGTCCCGTCATCCAGAGATTCCTCGACGGTTACATCCATCGTTGGCGTAGTTCCAGATACTGCGGTCACGTTAAAATTAATTGCGTAATTAGCCCCTGCTGTCACTGTTATCGCAGGAGTGGACCCCGATGATGTAATCGCTGCACTTAAATCTGCAATTACAACTGGTGGTGATATTTGAGCGGCACCGACAGTAGTAATATTAGGAGCATTTGCAATCGTAACAGGTAAAGCTTTTACTAAATCAACAGCACCATTTTGATTTGATAATTCAGCGACTAAACGTGTGTATTCGATTTCAGAAATAAAATGGATTCTCAAATCTGTTCTTCTCAGTAAACAGCCACCACAGTTAATTGATCCGAAATCTGCACCAACAGATTCAAATTGTAAAGTAGATCCACTGACTCTTAATAGTTTGTAAATACCGTCATATAGTCCCATGGAAGTCGCATCACATCCATGTATGTTATAGTTTTCACCAACAATTGGCACAAATGTATTATAAGCACTATTGACTACTACACTTAATACATTTGAAGTTCTAGAGATTGATTGTATTGATCTACTCGCTGTCGTTGTCCCCGTACCTGGCATTGGTAAATTGCCGTTCATTAACGCGACAAAACCGCCGTTGCTTGTTGCTGTTACAGCAGATCCTAAAACTAAAGTAAAGTTTGTAGCATCAATAACACTTGCCACTACAGTAGTAGCAGCATTTACAAAATTCGTTTGATCACGAACACCAAAAATTTGCACGTATGAGCTAGTTGTTAAATTGTGTGGAACGTCTGTAGTAACTGTTGCAGTCGTTGTCCCAGATTTAGAGATAGAAACAATTCTAGCAATAGGTCTTGTTAAATTGCTGTTGTTTTTTGCCTTAATTCTAATTTTGTATTCGTTTTCTTCATCTGGAATACCTTGGGTAAATCGTAAATTTGCAATCGCAGCACTGTTAGAATCTTGCACTCTTGAAACTAAAACTGATTCTTCTTGATTAAAAATGAACTCACTTCTAGAAGCTGCATGAAACGCATCTGAATAAGCTGAAGTAGTTCCTTGGGTAGCTACTGTTGTTCCCACAGTTTGAGCTTGTAGCAAACGAGTGTTTTGACCATTTCTTCTTACAGCAAATGTAGCTTGAGTATCAGTGGCTGATTCATAAATTAGACCACTTGCATTTTTTGCATATTCAAAAGCGTCAACCCACTCGCAAGATCCACCAGCTGTATAAGTAGCACTTGCAATAGTTAAAGGGATCGTAATTTGTGTCGGTGAAATTACAGTAACTAAAACAGGTCCAACATTCATTCTTGTGTCAGTGTTGTTTTTTAATAAAATTCTATCTCCACCTTTGTACGGATGAGCCGTAGCAAAATCTATTGTTGCCACGTTTGATGCAACAGTGATAGATCCAGAAATTAGCATATCGGGAATAGTAGACAAACTTTCAACAACACCTGAGCTGTTGACACCTACAATTGATATTTCAAATTCTTGTCCTAAATTTCTTTGAGACAAAGAGTGGCCTACCATAAATCTCATTGGATATTTAAAAGATTTTACAGTTTCGATTACATACTCTGATCCCGCAGTTAATGGGCACAAAGAAATATTCATGTAACTAGAACCTGCTGCATTGCCTCGGCGGCCTCTAAATGTCCCACCTTGATTTGTAAATGCTTCAGTCCAAAGTGCAGAATCAGGACCTGCATTTTCAGCAATCGATGCAAATCCATCTCTGAATTTTTTAACAGCATTACCTACAGCTAACGCTCCGTTTTCAGTGGCCAAAGCTGTTGAGCTACTGCCGTCTGATTTAATTAATTGCTGAACAACATCTAAACCGAATTTAGTGCCTGCTACCGTACCTGTAACATATTGGGAATGGTATAAGTTATCATCTTTTATTTCTCTTGCTTTAGTGTCTGACATTTAATTCTCCTTTAATTATTTATTATTAATTCCTAGAGCACCCTCAATACGTGCAAGTGCTTCTCTAACTGCAGCCAACTGTTGAACTAACTTTGAATCAAGCTGTTCATGTTTAATTTCTAGAGCGTCGGTTTGTTTTTCAACACGCTCGATAGCTTTTTCGTTTGCTGTATGCTTGCCCTCAAGTCTCACAAGCCAAACTACAAGGCCGATAATTGCAGAGATCAAAGGCCAGTTTGTGTTAAAAAATATAATTACATCCATGTATTAAATCCTTTATTCTTTTGTTAAATATTCGCTAATCTTTTGCATAAAATACTGTTTTAAATCTGCTGGCAAATCTTGAGAAAGATTCAACCCCTGATAAGCAAATCCTAAAGATCCCTCGCTCACAAAATCTTTAATCGGAGCTAATGATTTTTTTAAGACTAAAACTTGATCTGGCGAATAAGCACCACTTTCTAATTTTTCTTTATTGATTGTTGCTAGTTCAGCCATTAAAACTTGGCCGAACTGAATGCGCTTAAGGTATTTCTCAATGTTCTTTTGCTTTAAAAGTTCTGCGCTAATGTCTGACTCGACTACATCAAAGATCGAATCATCATACATGAATGGATATTCTTGCTTGTGAGCTTCAAGTAAAGATTCATTTTCAAACAAGGACTCTTGCTTTGAAGCATCTAATTTATTTGTGTAAACTACTTTAATCATCTTGGTCCTTTACAAATTACGTTAAACGCCCCGTCTGCGGGTGATCCTGTATTAAACGCTGTAATTGTAATCCTAATCGTCGTATCAACACTTGCAGTCGCAAAGATTGTGCCGCCACCATTCCATGTCGCTGTACAAACTGGGACTTGTGAAAACAATCCGGCTATCAAATTAATATAATAGTTACCTGTAGAATTTCGCGTGACTGATACAGTTCCACCAGAGTCTGACCAAATTACACAAGGTGATGACGTGCAAGACGTGAATCTTGTGCCAGCCCCGCCAAATAAAACTCTGTAAGTTCTCTCCATTTTGTCAGCATCTAAAAACTGCCAGTTAGATCCATCGCTTATAAGTGAGAGTGTTTCATTCCTTAAAACATTTGTTGCAGACGTGACTCCACCAATTAATTGACTTGGCACTGTTGTAGTAACACTGACTAGAGATGTACTAGACGTTGATACGTTTGTGATAAATACAGTTTTACCTATATTACTGACTGCGGTAGGCATCGAGACCACTAAACTTGTACCTGATACAGATATGTAATCTCCGACTACAGCAGTATATGATGTAGTGGGCGCCTGATATCTATAAGCAGTAACTGACTGGCCAGAGTAAGCCTTACCTAAATAAAGTTTATCTAATACAAGACTCTGTGTTAAAGCAGAATTTATGGCGGTAACTCTTAAAGAAACTTGAGGTGTTGCAGCTGTTACGTTTAACTGAGAAGGGCATGGAAAAAATAAATCTGCTGTTTTGGCCGTACCGCTTACTGCCGTCAATGTTTGAGATGCTAATGTTGTAGTTCCAGACAAAACGCTAGCGAAGTAGTTTGTCGTTGTTCCGCTTGTTGTAGTATAATCAAGTGATGCCTGACAATTTGCACCGATCAATCGAGGCATCATAGCCGTTGCACTAACAGAGAATGTTTGACCATTTGCTGTTGGCGTTATTTGAAAAGATCCAAGACCATGAAGTAATAAATTGCCTGATGTAATTCTAGCAACAGTCATTGTTGAACTAACACCTGTTGTTACATTCTTCTCAGCTCCAAAGTTTACAAGGTAGTTGTTCTCTGAAAAAATACCAGGAAAAATATCGCCTTCAACAATTCGAGCAGTTGACTGAGAATAGCAAAACGCTGGTAGAATTATAGAGATTAAAAGTATTAAATAATTAATTTTGTTTTTCATACATTCCTTTGTTACAGCATGTTTCTAGAATCTTCGACCCATTGAGATCTAGTAGAGTTCCAAATTAAAGTAATCGCCGAACCGTCATATCCATACCAATCACCATTAATCAAAACATTGCCAACACCTCTTCTTAAGATGATGTAATTTGTTGAGCTTTGACCCTCTAGTTTTAATTCGTCACCGTTTGTAGTCCCGTTTTGAATTTGATTTGCAAGTGTACCTAGGTCTTGTTCACCTGCGCTTGATTGAATATTTATTTTTCTTCTAGGATCAGTGCCAGTAATTTGAATAGGTGCGGCAGATGATAAGGTTAATTGAGATGAAACAACCAAAGCCCCAGCCGCAGCCCCAGCCGCAGCAACCGCACTCGCAGCTGCAGCTATGGCACTTGCATCGGCTGCATCGGCACTCGCATCGGCAGCGGCAGCACTAGCAGCAGCGGCTATAGCATCAGCATTAGCGTTAGCAATAGCAGACGCTGTTGGCCCTATAGTAAAACCAGTTCCCCCAGGGTTTACGATAATCGTAGTGTTAGGATTATCTTCTAAACCCGCTGGGAAATTAGGGCTAAATGTTCCGCTTGTAGTTTCAGCAAGTACCGCCGCGCGAGTAAGCTGTTCTTGTAATTGCTGTTCAACCATGACACCACGATCAAAAGAATCTTCGTGAACCTCTGGGAAAAAATCACCCTGATTTCTAATGTCAGTAGATTGAACCAAATCTAAATTACGTTTTAATAAAATTTTAAATCCTGTTAACAAATTACCAGTACCAGAATCAAGATAAGATCTAGGACCAATTAATTGAACAGAGCCACCTGCAGAACTACCTTCACCTGTAACATTGTAATCAATTGAAGTTAAAACAGTTTCTGCAGACGTTGCTGTATTTAAAATAACAACGCGAATATCTGACTCTTGAAAAATTTTAAAAGTGTAATTATATACATTGGTCGAACCATTGCCTAAGTATAAATTCTTATTAACAGTTGATGCTATAGACATTTCGCCCCCATTTTTTATTTAAGTATCTATTTGCCAGGTTGTCCAGAAACTAAACCTCTCGCAAAATCGACCGGCCCAGATGGTCTAGCTTTGCCACTTTCTACATCCATTAAATAACCAAGGGGTTTACCTAGTGGAGCGATAGGTAAATTAGATGCAATGCCAGTTAACATAAGAACGTCTTTTAATACTTTCTTTTCATTAACTTGATCTTTTGTTAAACCCTTATAAATCTGGTTTGGAACGCCAGCAACACCCTCTAATACCGAAAGCACTGGTGACAAACTTAAGCGATCATCAAACGGCTGATCTGTGAATTTTCCAACAACAGTATTTAATAATGGCCCAACCATCGGCGTCGTAGCCGTGGCAGTTCTAAACTGTGACCCAAAGAAACTATCAAGCCATGTCATCATTAGTTCTTCATCGTCACCTTCGCCAAACTCGCCGCGCATGCCCTTAACAATAATGTCTGAGATTACAGCTGGTAACATAAACGCAGTTAAATAAAGGTAAAACATTTTTGACGCGCCTTTTTTAAGGCCAACTGTTTTTCTAATCTTTTGAACTTCAGAGCTGTTAAGATTGGCAAGCATGTTAAAATAGCCTGCGAACTGAGTAAACAATCTGTATGTCGGTGAACCTACTTCAAACGCTGAGATGTCTTCTGCCAATACAGAACCTTGCGTTGTTCTAATTGCCCTGTCTGCAGCCTTTACAGCTTGAGATTCAGTCATGCCATCAGCGATAGCTTCGTTATATGCGCCAGTCCAGACGATTGTATTTACAATATTCTGAGTCGCAGTTTGTAAAAAATAAGTATGCTCTTTTGCAAAATTACGTACATTTTCAAACACAGTAGGGTTTGTCGTTATCTCTTCAATTCTTTGCATTGATTCAAACAACTTATTGCCTTGCGTCGATCGCATGTAGTCAGACTTATCAAGCATATTCTCAACAGAACCCTTAACGTCTTTCATATACATTACCGTACTTGCTAATAAGTGCTTTGGCTTAACTTTGCTGGAGGCCACAATCGTACCAGTAAATTGCTGTAAAGCATTTGAAACGTTACCAACCATGATTTGCATAGCAACCGCTGATCTTAAATAACTAGCTACAGAATCAATAACTTTAAAATAACCAGTCGATGGCACAACAACCTGCTGACTTGCAGATCTTTGTAACCAAGGAATTAAAACATCAGAGCCTACGTTTGGATCAACCTTAGATAAGATTGCACGAAACTCTTTATTGTAAACTAATTTAGCAACTTCTTTAACTCGCGGTTCAATGTAGGTAAATCTTAACGAACTATCGATATGCCCAGCAAGTAAGTTTAAATCTAAACTTAAAGGTGCCGCATATGCATCTATACGTGACTTAGTAAATCCCTTGCCCGTTGTAGGGTACAAGAACGACATACCAAGCCCACCCTCTTCAAACTCATTACGCTCTTGTCTGATCTTTGCATCTTCATTTTCATAAGTGTCAACTTTGGCTGGGATGTAGCCACCTTTGTACTCACCAAACGGGGTAAAAATAGGCTTAGCTGTAATCTCATTAAAGTAATATCCAAACATATCCTTGTGCGCTTTTTGAGATTCAGGCTTTAATGACTCCATTAAATCCCAAATTTCTTGCACGTAGTCCATGTCAGCTTTAACAATTACACCAGACTTGATTAATCGACTAAGCATTGCATCAAAATCTGTAGAATTTAAAGTGCCATCCTCATTGATAGAACCCCAACCGCGCCCGCGAAGTAACTTTGATTTATTTGATTCATTGCCTGAGTGAAGCAAAGCCATTAACAGTTCGCCCTTATTTCTAAACTGAAAGCCAATCTCATCAGCATCAATTTTATCTTGCGTGAAAATATCTTTGTATCTTTCGTTAATTTGTTTGTACTTTTTTATGACCTCTTCTTTTTTTAGACGATACTTTGCAACCGCCTCAGATATAGGGTTAAAAATGTACTTCTTAAAAGGACCTTGAGCCATGCCCAGATCCATAACATCAGCCCAAAACTCAACACGTTTTAACGCTGCAGCTGATGATGCTAATCGTGATTTGAATTTGTCATACTTATCTGCAGTTTTTTTATACTTATCGCCGCCACCTGATTGATCTAATTTTAAAGCCTGCTCTATTAATTCTTGCTTAATAGATTCAAACTCTACTTTTTTACCATCGATCTCAGATTTCTTTTCAATTTTTGCAAGCTCTGTTAAGGCATCAACTGCAGTCTTCATCTCCATAAAATCTTCAAAGCTTGCCTGCTCGTAAGGGCCAGCACCCTCAAGTGCATCACCAATTAGATTCTGAATAACTGCATGTTTTTCTGGTGCGTATTTTTTTAGGTTGTTTAAATAATCTGTAGGTAATGACTCATCTTTACCTATACCAAACTTAGCAAGTACAGCCTTAGCTGCATTTACTAAATCAATATCTCTAGTTTTTGCCATATCTTCAGCAGACTTTTCTAGCTTCTTAAATTTGCGAAGAGATTTTTCAACAGTATCATTAGCATCTTTTGCAGCAAGAGCTAACTCATGGTTTAAATACTCTTTGTATTTATATTCAGCAGCTTTAGATATATCACCCTTAGCTAGTGCCTCACCAGCTAGTCGTGCATTTTTAACCATTGCTCTAGTGTATAAGTATGGCTTAATAGCATTTACTTTAATCTCGCCAATCATTGTTCTTGCAAGCTGTTTAATTTCAGCTTTAGGCGGTACACGTCTGACTGTTTTCTTAACAGCAGTTTTAAACTCTTTTGATTTTAAAATGTTATCTAATTCTAATCTTAGCAGATCTTCACGTTTTACATTGTGAAGTGACTCCATTGCTATTGATTTAACATCAAGACCAACATCTTCGAACTCTTGCTTAGCAGCTTCAGTCCCGCGCTCGCGAGCTTCTGTTTCTAAGTCTTTTGTATTGTTTAATTCAAAAATAAAATCTTCTGTATTTCTAAAACCAAACATCTCTGCAACAACTTGAACCGGCATACCTTCAGTTTTAGACGTGTACTTAGAGTTTAAGCCTGGCGCAGTAGAACGTAGAATTTTAACGCTATCTTTTAAACCATCAATGGCTTTATAAATTGGATTGTCTTTTAAAAATTCTTTATATTCTTCTGTGTACTTATTAACTAAATCTTTAAATTCTTTTCTCTTTTGAGCTTCAGCTTGTGCTTCAAGCTTAGAGTACATCTTAGCTTCAGCTGCTAAAATCCAATCTTCATTGGCAGTTAATAGAGCTTCTATTTCTTCAGAAATATAACCCAGTGTTTTCATTATATCAGGCGTAAGCGTTGTCTTCATATCTAACGCTTGACGGGCCTCTTCAATCTCAGCATCTGTTGCTAAAATTCTATCAAATACGCCGCGTATTTCTGGCGTAAGTTCTACTTTTAACATCTGAGCAAACGGGTAAATTTTAGTAAGCCATTTCTTAAACGAGTTAAAAGCTTTCTTCAAAGATAAGCTAGGAGCATTGCCTTCGCGCAAGTAAGCCTCAAAACCACGTGCAAATTTCTCATGCTGCTCGACTTCGATTTTATCAGTCGATTCAACTCCTAAGAATTTTAATATTTCAGCAAAGTCTTTTTTAATGTTTTCATTGGCATCAGACCTAGCTGACTCTTGCATTAATACATCTAAGAAGTAATGCGCAGACTCATGTAAAAATGTAGACTTGTTTTTTTGAGCGAATAATTTAATTAAACGTTCTTTAGGATTATATGAGCCACGGTACTCGCCGGTGCCTTGATATAATTCAAAACCTTGGTTTATGGCTGCATCTTTTAGTTCTTGAGTTATGTCTATTGTGTGGACTGTATCAGTTTTTTTTGCAAGCTCCATTTTTCCACCCATAGCCTCAGCGCCAGATGGATTACCAAAAATTTGCATTGCTTCGTTGTATGGATAGCCGTTTTTATCCATAGCGTTTAAAACTAGCTTTAATGATTTTTTAACAGAAGCTGTAATATTTGTTTTTAATTTTTTTCTAATATCATCAGTGGTAAATTCTGGGCCAAAATAATCAAACCTGTCTTGCGCAATAATATTAACCTTACCCTCAACAACCTTAACGCCAAACTTCTTAAATAACTTGCTAGCGGAGTTTACAAGGATTTTATCATAGAACCCGCGCATACCCTCGCCGCCAATATTAAAATCAGTGCCCTCAAGTGTAGCCACACCTTCAGTCGTATCAGCTGAGTGGACTAATTGATCACCTAGAGATTTACCAACAAGGTCAAAAACTCTGGCTTTGGTAATATTTTTTTCTGTCGTTACAGTAGACCCATTATTTTCTGCAATTAAATCATAAGTATCATCTTCGTTTTTCTTAACAAAAAATTTATCTACTTTTTCAAGTAATGCATTCTTATACCTGTCAGCTTGTTGGTCTCCGGTAGTCCAAGACACTCTGTCGTAGCCATTTTCCACAGCCATTTGCACAATTCGTTTTAGAGCGAACTCATGCCATGTTTTTTTAAATGGAGCGTTATGGACAGACCCAGTATTTACTCGCAACTCTTTTTCAATCTCGCCAACCCTTTTATCTATTTCTTCAATTCTTGGATTAATAGGATATTTTACTTTAAACTCTTCATCTGTTAAATTAAAAAGATCACTAGTAAATTCATCAGCAGATGACGATGTCAAAGAAGGATCTTTGAATATCTCTTCTCTTTCATCTCGTAATTTTTTTGCCTCTGCAACCAAAGCAAACTCATCAAATTTATACCCTTTATCCCTACCAGCCTGATGCCAGTCAGATTGAATTTCCTCGACGAATAAAACTTTTTTACCATCGGCATCTATGCGATCCGTTAATCGTGTATGCGCTAAAATATTTGGTTGGTCAAAGTGTGATGATTTGTATTTTGTTTCATCGTAACCAACATTTCTATTTCTAAGATCTTGATATTCTGCCTGCTCAGCTTCAGTTAATTTTCTTTCTCTTTGAAGCATTGCAAGTTCATCACGCCTAGCCCCTTCGTTTTTGCTAGGAAACGTAAACAAAACCTCACGGTAATTTTCGCCGCCTGGTAAAACGTATTGAGAGAATTTAGTTGGAGGTGTTAATTCACCAGCAGGTACACCATCATCAATTATGCCGTCTTCAATATTTACAAAATCTTGCGCAGGCTGATCTTTTAGCACAACCTCTTGAACCTGCAAATTATTACCACGCACAAACGCAAGCAAATCTTCTTTGCTTACTTTTTTCTTACCTTTTAAAAATTCTTTTAATCCAGAAAATTCTAGTTCCTCAGCTTTGACGTCCTTTAACGTACCTAAGATCTGTTCGCCAGACGCATTAGCTGGAACTTTATCAATAACTGTTTGTTCAAGCTTAGAATAAAATCCTAAATCAGAGCGCTCTGCTCCTGGTAGTTTTGTTGCTTGAAAATAAATTTTTGGATTATTTAAATCAAAAGATCCATTATTGTTTACGGATTTAATTTGATTAGGTTCAAATGCAACAATTTCTTGAATCCACTCATCCGCTAGCTGACCACTTTGCGAATCAAAATCTTGATTTTTAACAATTACGCCATCATAACCAAGAGATTTTAATTTCTCTGTAAACGCTGCAGGATCTGAAGGACCAGAAAATTTATTCTTATAAACAACGTAAGGATTTTGTAAAGACAAATACACTGGATATATTTGTGGGTTAAATTCTCCACCAGTATTTTGATCTCTGTACGAATACATCTCTGCGTAAAAATTAGCATCAGATTGTTGTGGTGAAAAATAATAACCCTCACCATAATAACCACGATCGTTTAACTGCTTAAATTTAAACTCTGAAAATTCTTTGCCTGATCCGTGATAAACAACTAATGGCTTACCTGAATCGTCAACAACTTTAGAATTTCCAAAGAATTTTTTAAACTCTGGTGTATTAATATCAGCAGGACTCTGTTTTTGGTTTAACTCACCCTGTCCAGGCGCAACACCACTCTGAATTTTAACACCATACTCTTGCTGTAGGCTCTCTAAAGATCTACCCGTGCGCTCTGCCAACACTGGCAAAAATAAACTCATCGATGCAGAATATCTGGCCTCTTGTTTATTCATGCCTGTTGCAATTAAATCAGCTTCCATTTTTTCAGCTGCTGCAATTCTATCAGGATTATCTTGAAGCTCTGTCATAACAGACTTCATTGTTTCTTGAGTTTTCTTTGCATCATCTAAAGCTTGATTATATGTTAGACCATCTGGATTGAATTTAACATCACCGCTAATTGCTTGATAAAACTCAGTGCCAACAAACTTGTCTACGAAGTCAGATGTCTTAATAGCAATGTCTCCGCCGGTCTGTGAAAACGCTTCATATTCTTTATTTAAACCAAGCTGTGAAAATACAGATGAAATACTTTCGCCCTTGCTTTGAAAAAACTCTTCTAGCTTTTCGCCGTCAACGTATACAGTATCTGTTCCTTGATTTTCTGTAATAGAATCAATGTAAAATTTATTTTTATCTGTAAGTCCGCGCTCGCGTAACTTACTACGAGATACAGCATCACCTAATTTTTCAATAAAGTTTTTATCAGCTTCTGCCGATCTAACCATTTGAAGTTTTTGCGTAGTAATTGCTGCAGCTGTTGGAGCTGTAAAAGCAGCACCACTAAAACCACCAATTAAACCGGCACCCAACACATCAGTACCCATAGTATTCAGAGCATCAGGATTTACACCAGTTGCAAAGTCAGCGCCCGACTGAAACCCTTGAGTCAAAGCTTCACCACCAGCTTCAACACCGTATGACTTAGCCATAATCTTTGAAGCTTCTTTAATTACATCAGCTGTTTTTTGCTTTCCAATAATTGAGGTCATTTGATTGCCCCAAGATTTTAAAATAGCAGTATCTGCAACACGTTCAAAAATTGTTTCAGCAGCTGAATTTAAAATTGCATTGTATGTATTTGTAGTCTGGTCAACGTCAGCCTCTTTGTTCTCTATAGTCTTAGGTCCAAACGTAGTACCAAAAACATAAGCCGTAGCAACAGCAGGGCTTGCGTAAGCCGTAGCCGCAATCGTAGCGACACTTGTTGGAGCATTTAGTAATGCCTGATAAGCAATGCCTTTTGACATCTCAGCAAACTTACCCTCAGCTGCCATTTGACCTACGTTAATTTGTAGCTCTGGAATTTTTGCAGTGGCTTTTTTTTGCACATCATCATAGTAATTATATAAAAAATTATTAGGTAAAACTTGCTCTGGTTTTAATTCTAGATCTGGACGGTTTAAAACTTTTTGAGTAACTAAGTTTACTGGGAACTGAGCTAGACTTACAACAGTCTCAGGCAATGTAGCAATGCCTTTTGTAATCTGAGCATTCATTGCAGTTGCCATATTAAAAAACTTAGAATCAGAAAATCTATCTTTTGCTAAATTCTCTTGCTCTTTAAGGTTATCCATATCATCTTTTGCAACGCCATTATTTTCTGGGTCTGCAATAAACTTAGCTAATGAAGGATTACTTTTAACCAGATCATCAAGTTCTGTATCTGGCATTAAATTTTGTTTATCTTTTTTTAATACGTTGTAGTTTCTTTTAATAAATTCTGTTGGCATGTTAACTTCTTTAGCTAACTTAATAGTATCTGCCTCAAAATCTGGGGTAGTATCTTGATTAACGTAATTAGAATTTTTAATCTGTGATTTTAAACTATCTGTTTGAAACTGATCAACCTCATCAAAGCCTTGGAATAAATCATTATTTGCCACTTCTTAAACCCTTCAATAGTTGAGCACGATAAAACTCTTCAATAGCTTTATTGCTTGGAGCTACACCCTTTTGTTTAAAGTAATTTTCAATTCTGATTCTCTGAATCTTAGGAATAGTGTCTATTTTAATACCTTCTACATCAATAGCTTCTCGGTCATCTGATTGAAACAGAGGGGTGCTTCTATTAAATAAAAAACCTTTACGCTTAACACTTAATAATGCTGACTTAGCAATTTCAATTTCTTCTGCATCTGACAGTTTTTTACCACTAGCGTTTTGAGCGTTTAACACTTGCTTATTAACGTAGTCTTTATATTGTGCGTAGTCTTTTTTATTTGTAGAATTAAACCCAGCAATTTCAAATTGTTCCTTTAACATGCTATCTTTAATGCTTAAATTATCTAGATCTTGTTTTGCTTTTGCGTCGCCAAATCTAAGCTTTCTTCTCGTATCTAAAATCTTATCTAATTCAGTACCATTAATTTTATCTATGTATTTTAGTCTTAGGTTTGGATCATTAACAAAAGCATCGCGAGTTTTAGGGTTAGACAAACCATCTAATAAATCTTCACGAGCTTGCGGATCTGTAACGATGTCTTTACCCTTAGCCATTTTCATAGCCACATCAGTAAGTTTTTCCTCTTGAGCAGCTGTTAACTGAGATCTTAATTCAGGGTCTAGCTTAAAAATATCAGGACTATTTTTTAAAGCATCATAAGACGATTCAAACAAATCTTCTGTTTTTTTGTTTTCTAAATTCTTTTTAATAGCCAGCTGTTGTTGATATCTTTGCTCAATAACTTCACGCTGCTTTCCAGAAAACTTTTGCATCATATCTTCAACTTTAGCTGGATCTTCGTTAATATTCTTATCAACCCATCTCTGTGCAAAAATCTTAGTCGATGCGTCTTGTATAATGTTCTCAACTCGCGCAAGTTTATCGCCAGTAATGTCATTTTTGTATTTCTTAAAATACGAAGCAGCTAGTCCATCTTGGTCATTGGCAAGCATTCGGTTAATAACCGATTCATGGGTCGCTGATTTTGATTCTAAAATCTGCTCTTTAGCTTTTTCTTCACTAATCCCATTACGAACTGCAAACTGCTTAATAGTTTCCTCTTGCTTAGCTAGCGACTGAGCTACTCGCGCAGGATCGTTATAATTCTTAATCGCAGCATCTTGTTCATTTTTAATGAGTGATGTTGATACATCATTATCATAACGAACACCCTCTTGATTCATGTGAATCTGTAAAGCTTTGTTTACACTATTGCTTCGATCAGAAATGCGAGACTGAAAAGCCTGTCTTTGATCATCATTTTTTAAGTTTTGCAAAATTAATGTAGATCTTTTTTGATACTCTTCATTAGCTTTCTGACCAGCTGCAAACGCATTTTTTCCACGGGCATTTAATGCGCCGACATCTTTATCATACAATAGTTCTGTCTCTAGTTTAGCAAGCTCAGCATCAGCTGCAGTCACTTCAATTTGATCTGCTTTTCTTTTATACTCTGAATAAATTTTACTTGTGTCTTGTGCTATCTTACTAACCGCATTTGCAATGTTTGCAGAGCCTCCGCCGAATGTCTCAGTCGATGCTTTAGCTAGTTGGCCAGTCTGGGGTAAACCTTGAACCTGCACTTGATTCTGTTGATATTGTGGTACTTTAGGCATTTAAACCTCATTCCTAGGACTTTGAAATAATCTAGAGTAAGCCATCTGACTTTGTTGTTGTGGCGAGGTTTGTGGCGACGCTTCAGGTGTTGATGTTCCGACTGGTAACTTAGAAAACCCTTGCAAACCATAATTTGCAGCATTACCTACGCCAGTTAATAGGGTCGCCTTTGCTTTATTCTTTAGTGCCATTGCATTAAAATTACCTTGAGCTAGTGTTTGCCCAGCTTGAAATTTAAAGCCCCAAGCCTCAGCGTAGGCGTTTGTTTTAATATTCTCTGAATCAAGAGCTGCAAATAACTCAGTCTCTTCTTGAATCTTAGCGCCAGATCCATAATCAACGACTACACCACTTGCTGCCAATGCTGCTTTTTGCGCACCTTTGATTTGATTAGCTTTTAATTTCAATTGAGCCGCTTGCTTTTCGCTATTAGCTGCAGCTTCTTTTGCTCTAATTGCTAAGATCTCAGCATTTTGTTGTGCATTTAATTTCTCTTGATCAGCCTGTATGCCCATTGCAATAGAATCTTGATACGCGCCCGCAAGAGCCGTACTTGCGCCTATTACTGCCAATGTCGTTGCTGCCATAATTAACCCCCAGCAGGATACATGCCAGCTGGTTGCATACTTAAAACTGTAAATGGTTCAGGGTCGACTTGTCTAAGAAACACACGACCATTGTCGTTGAACTGACTATCAACCGCTGCTTCCATTGTCCCAGTACGCAAATCAACTGGCGAATCGTAATCTTCTGCATTTCTAATTTTAAATTCAAATAATCCAGTCAATAAATTACCAACTGGTGCAGCAGTTCCAATGAACCCGCCGCGAGATTTCTCAACAAATATATTAACTGATGTTACTAGCATTGCCTTATCTGCTATTGATTCACCCGATGCTACATCGACATTTAAAGTTTCAATGTCTGAAATGTACGGTAAGCCTACATGAATATATGAATATGGTTTATCTAGAGTTACTTGTCCATTAGTTACAGTTCTAACTAAGTTTGCAGGATTGTAAGGCGAGGCCACAACAAAGCCATCTGCAAATATCGAAACGTTCTTACCCTCTAAATGATACAAGCCAGAAACAACGTCAACAGCTTTTGACCACTCAGTTTGAGCAACAGCTCTTTGGCTAACCGGAACTGTTTTATGCGCAAATACTTTAACTTGTGTTGCCGATACGTAACTAGAAATCGTCAATCTTAGAGGACCAGAAAAATCTATTCTGTTGCCAACATCACTTGCCGTAAAAAATCCTACAGATGATGTTAAAGTTAACTCTTCATCGTAAGCCCATGTAGTGCCGCCAGATAATGTCATTGTTGTTGCGCTAGTATTGCGACCATCATACGTTGCAGATGAGTCCATAAAAATACAGTCTTTAACATCAAACACTTGTCTTGTTGTTAATCGCTCCATGCTGCGAACACCGCTGCGATTTACCACAACATATAAAACATCTTCATCGCCCTCTGGAACCGTACATACATTTTCAATCAAACCGCCGTCAAAATCGTGACGATGCCATGCTAAAATTCTTTGCTCTTTTAAATAAGTTAAACCTAATAAAACGCCATCATCGCGCACAGCCCAAACTATAGAATCAGGTATCTGCTGATAAGCCCAGTCAACTAACTCAAAACCTCTAAATAAATGTCCGGCAAAAATAGTTAAATCATCGCCAGTGTAACCATCAGACTCAAACTTAAAAGCTATATCTCTAACTACTGAGCCTCGATCTTGAACGTATAAAGCTGTGTCATTAATAACCAATGGCGCTAATCTACTCGCACCATTATAAGATTGCTGTTGAGCGTTTACAGATGTCGGCGTAATTACAGAGGAATCATTTCCATTAATAATATATTCGCCGCCTTGAGTAAACGCCACTAACTTACCTAAGTCTAGTAAGTGCTTAACTGTATTTACTTGGCGACCAGAAATCTTAAACGTAATAGCATCATCGTCTTGAATAGGTGATGATGTACCAAAGTTTTTAAAATCGCCAATCTTACTCGAAAAAATTTTCTCAACATCGTTTGTAGTGTTAGCTAAAAACAATCTTTGCTGAAAATAAGTAATTGCAGACGGGTAATCAGAGGATTTAATAAAAGGATTTCTTTCAGATGGCGGGCTTACTGATGTATCAGGCGCTACACCCACATCTTTAAACGACTTACCTTTTGAAACGCCAATTAATCCAAATGCGCCAGATTCATCATCTCTGCGATAAATGTTGTATTCTGCAATGTCAGCATCATCAGTATGAGACCATGTTAAATTAACAGGTACAGCTGCAGAAATAGTGTCTTGAGTAAATCGAATAAAACATGGTGCCACAGTTCCACTTGTAAATGTTCCATACGCTGTAGAATCTTCACCCTGTAAATCAAAAGCTCCAGCCGCAACATTCGTTGCAATAAATCTTCGATCATTAACCTGAGTCATTCCAGCGACTGTTAAATAATACTCAGAACCTTCATAAGCAGTACCACCATAAGTAAGTCTGCCAGGATTTGCTTTTGTTATGTTAGTAATAGCAACAGCTGTCGTTGTGCCCGCATTTGATTCTTTAAAATCATCTTTTCTAATTGCAGTAATTTTATATTCACGAACTTTAGTGCCTGTTGATGATGGAGTAACTATTGCAGTCGGTGCAATAATATCAGATTTAAAATTTATTGTTGTAAGAGTCCAGTTCGTAGCACCAAGACGTTTTAATTCAGTCGGAGCATAATTCTTACCAACAATTGTAATGACATCAGCTGATTGAACATATTGCAAATCCATCAAATCTGCTGCCGCATAAGATGAAGTAATAGAATAAATTTTTGCACTTGTGCCGCCAGAAATATATGAAGGCTGAGAAACAGTACTAACATAAGTGCCAGTGATGTCTTTAATTTTAAAGGTATTTGCAGTTACGTCTGAAACAATAAAATTTCTATTGTTTAAAAAAACAGGGCCTAAGATATTATTAAAATAAACCTCATCGCCATTTGAATACCCATGAGCATTAATTGTAACTATAGCCTGAGATGCTGTAGAAACACCTGTAATATTTAAACTAGCAAATTTAACTAATACGCCATCTTGAATAAATCTTATGTATTGATCACCAAACTCCAAGACAAACGTTTGGGCACTATTAAAAATAAAAGGAATAAATCTAACCGCTTGACCGCGAACTTTAGTCTCAGAAACATACTGAGTACCAGCACGATTTGCAACGCCACCATGTTTTAATACGGTAAAATTTCTACATTGTTTTAATGATAATTGATACTTAGAAAAATCAACTCTCGCATATAAACTGGGACTGATTTCACCGCCTGAAAACGACCTCTGCGTAATCGTTGCCATCTTAGTCCTTGCTGTAAATTATAGATTCAACTGACTTCTTTGCTTCTGATTGCTTTAGTTCCATGTCTGTAATTTGTAAGCCCATAGAATATTTTGATTCGCCATCTTTGCCAGTATCTGCATAAACGCTGCATACTTCTACTTGAGCGTGCATAATCATTTTAGAACCTACTTTAGGCGGCTCTGAATTTCCCATGATTTTCTCATAAGTTTCGTGGTCTATTTGAATTTTTAAGCCGTAAGGATATTTAGAAGTTTCGTACAATACAGATTCCTCTTTTTTTTCCATTTCGCTTTCGCTCATTGATAAATTAATCATTCTCTAGCCCTCACAAAAGCTGACTCTGGATTTTCTGGCGGCTGCTCTTCATTGTATGCAGCTGTTGCGGCTTTAGAAATCCAGTAGTCAAACATTCTCATCATCTTATCACCCATCTTGTACGGGTCACCCTTAGTTAATCTAGGTGCAATATAAACACTTAACAAAAAAGAAAGTGCCATTTTAAAATCACTAGGGAATCTCGAAGGATCTTCAACCTTAATGGTATATTCTAAAATCGCATTATCTTGATCTGTAAAAATAAGCTGACTTGATTCGCCATTCGTAACCTTGTATTCAATTCTATCTTGCAAAGCTTCGTTTCTATTTCCACTCACAATACGGATAGCTTGCAAACAATCAACAGGATAACCATAAGAAAAACCCCACTCTTCAGTAGGATTTTCTTCAACTAACTGTAATGCATTTACTTTATTAGCAAACGGCCACGCATAACCGCGAAGTGTTTCTTCTAAAGCTGTTGCATAATATCTACGGCAAGCGTTGGCCTCAGCTGAGTTCTCATCAATTGATGCAATCTCTTTACCTGTACCTAAATTTGAAATCGCTAAATTACAAATTTCAACTGCCGTAATAGCCATAACTAGTAACCTTTTTTAGTTGTAGCTTTTTTAGTAGCTTTTTTCTTTGTCGTTTTTTTCATATGTATCCCTTAATTTATAATGGCGGTAATTTCTCACCGCCATTTTTTTTAGATAACGTCTTCTTTGGGTTCTGCTACATCAACAAACTTTGGCATCTTCTTTTTAACTTCACCCGTTTCCACAGTCTCAGTTTTTTTAGCGCCTTGCACTTTGATCATTGATTTTTCTGAAAAATGTTTTTCACTTTTAAGATTAAATCTCTGACCTTCGCGGATACGTTTGTCTCCGTAATAGATCGTTCTGGTTGCTTCAACCAACATAAGCTACCCCCTTTATGAGATAGTAATATTGTCAGCATAGTTTTTATATGCGTCAATGTCTTTAAGCATGTGAGCATCAAACGAACCAGTAGTTAAATTTCCACCTGCAACAGTGTAACGTAACTGAATGTAACGTTCATAATCAACGCCAGCAACAAGTCTAGCAATACGGATAGTCCCAGCTGGAGAAACCGCTGGGAAAACTCCGATTGTTTGAACTACAGTAGGAGATGAAAACGCTGCGTTGTCATCAGTTTCTAAAGTTACTGTTACAGTTGAATCTGATCCACTGTCAGTCATAGCAACAGTATTAGCTACGCGAATAAATAAATTTTCGCCAGTACCGATTGCTACGTTTAAGTTTGGTGAAATAGGTCCTAAGTCTACAGAATTTGTAGACACAGCCGTAGCTGTAACCGCTTGAGAATCTGAAAATTCTAATTGTCCATCTAAAATCATATATTATCTCCTTTAAAACGGCAGCAATTATGCTACCGCAGCCTCAGTTTCAAGCAAGCTATCACATTTTTTAATAGGTACACCACGGAATGCGTAGATCATTTTTCCGTCTACTACTGAGTAATCTAATTGACCACCAGCTTGAACGTCATCTCTACGTTGGATGTCTAACATTTGAAACACTGTACGGTTCATGTAAAATACACATTTGCCCATGTTCATGTTTGGTAAACGATGTAACGCTTTAATCATAAGTGTTGGCAAATCTGCGCCAGAACCTGCGATTAATGCAGAGATATCGATGTTACAAATACGAACAACATAACGCCAGTCTTTAAGCGCAATGCCAGCTTTCCATTTCCAGTGATCACGGTAAGCTTGGAAAACAGAACCTGCGATGCCAGTACCGTCTTCAACAGTTTGCTCGCCAAGATCTTTATGCTCTAAACCTGCTTTTGATCCTTTAGGAAAAATTCCGTGAACAGTAGATTGGCCCCAACATACTAAATAAATTGATGAATTGTCAGAACCAGAACCACCAGCATTGATGATGTTTTGGCCGTTAGCCGCAGATAAAGATGAATAACGAACTGACAAGCCGTTAAACTCTTCAGGCGACAAAGATGAGTTTCCGTAGAAAATCGTCTGAGCCATCTCTTGATTCATTGCCTCAAGAAATGCTTGTGCTTCGCCTAAACGGAAACTTGCAGAGTTACCATTTAAGTTTGCTAACTCAATATCAACAGCTGAGTAAGCCTCAAGCATACCGATACCTTCGTCAACTTGCGCAGTTGTTGATTTTGAAGGTGGAACACCTTTATTCAATAAACGCCAGAAAACGTTCGGTAATCCAGTACGGATTGTTGTTCTATGTCCAGTTGGTAAGTTACCCTCTAAGAATAACATATCATCTAGAATTTCATTTGTTTGAGATAAAATCTCAGCGATTGCCGCTGCTTTTCCATCTGGATCTAGTTTTTTCGCGAAGTCTTTTAACGTCGCTACATTTGATGCTAATAAAGCCATATAATTTTCTCCTTAAAATTATTAAATTTAATTTTTATTCTTGTGTCATTTCAGGATAAAACTTCGACTCAAGTGACGATGTTTTAGCGGCTTTGCTACCTGGTGCCTGCACAAGTTTAGAGTCTTGCAATGTCTTACCGACACGCGCAAAAACTCTAACAAGCTCAGGATGATTGCCATAGCCCGAATCATCAAGGATTTTTTTTAAGTCTGGACTTGCAAATTTATCCAAAGCTCGTCTCGCTAACGAAACAGTCTCTGTATATTTATCGCCGCCAAGCTCTTTGTCAGACTTGATATCACTAGCCCATTGCTTAACTTGAATCTCATGTTTTTCCTGAATACGTTTAGTAAATAAATCAACAGAGTTTAAACGTGCATCTAAGATTTTCTGAGCCTGCTCTTGAGTAAGACTATTCTCTTTAGCCATTGCTAAGACTTCATCTACTTCTGCCTGCTCAATCTGCGCACCGTCTGGTAACTTAAGAGCTATTTCGCCCTCTGGTTTTAACTCTTCTGTTGGTTTTTCTACATCTTCCTTTACAACCTCTGGTGTTTCTACAACTGGTTCTTTTTTCTTAACCTCTTGATTAAAAAATTTCTCAGCATCAACAACAGGGTTTTCTGCTACTTCGGTATTAGTTGTTACGTCATCCGTTGTCATTTTAACCTCTCTTCTTTGTTCTCTTTGATCATTAATAAATACGACTCTGGATCAAACTCCATAATCTCATTTAATATATTTAAACCTATTTCTCTTCGACCTTCGTTGTAGTATGTGGTCGAACCACTTGTTACAGCCGAAATCTGATACACTCCACACTTCGCCATTAAACGCCATAAATATCTGCGCCCTTGTCTGTGCGAAAGTAAAAAAACCAAATCATCTTTTTCAATGTTCTGGCGACTCTTATCTTTTTTATCCATCTTATCAACAAATTTTTGGTCTGCTGTATTCATTAAATACCCGCTATAGGATTACCAATTTGACCACTTTGCGCGCGGTCAATTAACAAACCTAGTCCATTGTCGTCTTCAATTTTGCTTTGGGATAAATCTTTAGCCGTAGCTGCTTGCATTTGAGCCTGCTCTGCTTGCTGCATTGCTTGTTGTCTTGCGGCCATCTCAGCACGAATCTCAGCAACCTCGTCATCAGATCTAACAACGCCAGCTGGTAAACTTACTAACTCAGAATAAACATCTATTAACTGGTCTGCAGAAATCTTTTGTAATACAGACGGATCGTATTGTGCAACTTGACCTGCGTATGATGTAAATCTCTCAACCGCTCCAATACCGATAAGCTTCTGAGCCTGAGCCATAATAGAAATATACTCGATCTTTAGATCTTGCCCTTGTAACTCTTCAGGCGCTGGTGGGATCAATCCCTGATCCAACATGATCGCAAACGTGTTATCAATCAGAGGGTCAAGTAAGTCTTGGTTAAGCTGTTCTAAAACAGGCCCTAATGCCAATAACTTCTCTTCGTGCCTCTCTTCAATCTCACGAGCTGTGATCTGCCTGCGGTCCGATGCAGCCAGCATTAAAAACAAGTCTTCGTAAAATCCACGCTGAATACGGTTTCTAATCTGTTGTGATTTTTCTTCTAACTCACGAACAGAAAAACGTACCTCATGGATAGGGCGAAGACCTTGCTGGCCTTCACGAATATCTGTAAACGTCACGTCACCTGGAAGTAAACTTACCTTTTGATTACGCATACCCGTAGGTGCAGTCATCGGCGGGTTAACCATTTTCTCAATCGCTTGCAGAGATCTCTTTTCATGTAACTGTAATTGCTTAATGTCTGGTAGTGTATCCATGCCAGGGCACGATGTACCGTAAACATCTTGACCATTTAGTTCCCAACGCGGACACAAGATAGGGAAAAACGAATGGCCTTGTTTACGTAGCACTCGCTCTTCATCTAAATTTAATCCAGAGTCATTGTTTTTACCAGCCTCTAAATAAATACTTAAAAACTTTTTCTTTAACGGGTCATCACTGTCTGGCTCGTACTGATCATTCGGAATAATGTAATGATATACGTCAATCCAATCTTCATACATGCCATTCATCCATTGGTTTTTAATTGTCTCAGACAACTTACTCCAATTGATGTCTTGCGGCTTATCAGGGTTTGTTATTCCAAATTCTTGAACTAACTGTCTTACAGTCATTCTAAACTCACGGTGAAATACGCGAACTTTTAATTTAGAATCATTTGCAATACTAAACGAGCCTACCGGAAAAACAGAAAAACGAACTACTTCGTCAAAATCTTCTTCCATATATAATGCTGAAGTCCCAAATGCTCCGATGGCTTTATATAAAATCGGCAATGCATTGTATAAATTACTACGTAAAAATACAGTAGTCATACGACGGCCAACTTCATCTAGCCATGTTTTAACATCTGATGATTCTGCCTGTTGTGGGTCGCTTACTGTTAAGCGAAACCACGGGCGAGCAGGAGACGTAACCCCTGACATCATCCCAGACGACAACGTTCGTAGAGCTAAACTGCCCGTTGAATCAATAATCTTTTGTTGGCGCTTATCACCCTGATTAGTATCAGACGTTGAAAACCTATAACCCCTAGGCCAGATATGATCGCCAATGTCTCGCCAGTGTGACTCAAAACTAGAACGCTCATTTGCAAGCTGTGTTCTAACTAGCTCGAAATATCTACGCGTTGATAAATCTTTTATTTTTCTCATTAAATTACATTCCTAAAAGCGTCTTGCCGCCCATGTTGCTACCACCAAGTGAGTCAGTAAACTCTTCGCTAGCTCCTAAAATCGTAGCGTCACGGCCCGCTGATCTTGCTGCTAGCTGTTTAGCCAAAGCTTGTGATCGCATCTTTGCTTGTTTTTCTCTTGCAGCGGCGTTTGATTTATCAGTTTCTTGAGCGGCTATTTGATTTTTAAAATCAGTCTCTTGCTTGTTTATGGCTTTTTTTGCAGCAGAACGCTGTCTGTTTGATTGGTTTACTAAATAGCCACCTAAGTTAAGATTTGTTAAACCCTCAACGCCTGCATCATTTCTCTCTAATCCAGTTTCAATCGCAGTTGCGATATTTCTAAATGCACCAGCCATATTATGTATTCTCCATCATAAAATTCATTTCTTTATATTTAAAACCCATTGCCTTAATTGATTCAGGCTTAACAGGTGACTTATCTTCAATGGTCATGATGCACCAATCAAATACAGATCCCGCATCTTTAAACGCTTTTAATAGTAAATACCCGCTACGGCCCGATCTAAACTCAGGCTTAACCCACCAGAAAACTTCTGTAAGTACAGACTTCTCAGGGTTAAACATATGCTGAGATATAAAACCAGTAATAAAACCAGTCTTTATACCGTCACGTTCGCAGATAAAAAATATGTGTTGTTCGATTAAATTTGTAATAAACCGAGTACCATACTCAGTCTTTACACAACCCATAAACAAGCTTGATTCGTAAAATTCTGTAAACGCTACTAATTCATCCTGAATAAAATTCAAGTCTTCAATAGTCGCAGTCCGAACAAAATACCCCAAGCCCACCCCCGACTGTCGAATGATATGATCGATTGATCGTTTATTTAGGCAACAGTCATCACAGCTTTTATCGTGTAGGCAGCTGCGCGGATTATCAAGCTATTTAAACGGATCGTACTTCTCTTTTAAGCCAGCCATAGGATCATAGTCTGATACAACATTTTTACCCATTTGAACTCTATGAACCACACCAAGTTCACCCGTCATCGTAGGCATTTCTTCGAGACAAAATGTCAAAGATAGGCTGTCCGCGCGATCCGGTGAGAACTTTAAACGTTTAATGATCTGCTCTTTTTCTTCAAGCGCAAATTTACCATTCTTAAAACCATACTTTGGTGCAGTTAATTCTTTCTTTAAAGCGGCATTGTCAGGCAAAGAACCACCTCGCTCTAACCATTCCTTCATTCGAAACCACATCTCACTTCGTTTATTTGCGTAAACTGGACTGTCAGCTTTACCTGAGAAATGAACTTCAAACGGTTGAAACCCAGATGCAGTCATTGAATCAACTAATCCAGATCCAAAGCCGCCAGTGCCGTCAACAAACTCACACTCAGAACCCCACTTAACTTTAGCAGCAATAACCTGAGCCGCTTGAACATTTGATCGATCTTTAGCCAATTCTTTGAAATTAAATGCCTGCAATCCTTGTCTGGGGAACATAATAGTTTTATCCATACCGCCACGAGCAACGTCGACACCGATACGTTTTTGCGACCACTCGTAATCATGCTGATGGATTTTTCTGTTCATTGCAGCTTCGACTAGCTCTAGTGATATTAACTGAGACGTGCCACCTGGTGGGAACTCGCCTAGAATTGTAGCCATAACCCACGGATCGTCGCGTCCGTATTTCTTGATCATCTCTTCAGCATGAACAATATCAACACGCGGAGTACGCTTTGGATCTTTAGGATCTGCTGTGATCTTTATTGTATCCCAAACATCCAACCCATTCGTGCAAACATCATATAATAAACCAGTCGTTGATGTTGGATTACCCGCAGTCATTATTAAACCGTCAACAGTGCCGCCCGTAAAAATCTGTTCTGCTTTTTTCTGTAGCTCGGCTGGCATATCACCAGACTCATCTAATAAAATAAACGGATAAGGACTATGTAAACCAGACAGTGATCGACCTAGAGATTCAGGATCCGCATCTTTAGGGTAACTTCGTGCAGATAAAAACCACGTCTCTTTAAAGTCGTTGTTATAAATGCGTTCCTTATTCCATGTGAATTGAGATTTAAGAAATTCTGATTTCTGCATCCATTTATGGCACTCTGACCATAAATTATCTTGTAAGTTATCCCATCCTTCACCGGATAAAGCAGCACCTTTAGGATGATTTCCGTGACCTGCATACATTGCTAATCGATACCAAGCTACCCAAGCTAGGACAGCAGACTTACCAGGTCCAGTTAAGTACAGGCTCGCATAGCAACCCTACGTCGAACCTGTCCTTTCTTTACCATGAGCATTAATGTGTCAACTTGCCAAAGATCTGGCTCTACGGAAAACAAATCTCGTACAAATTGCACGGGATCATTACGCCAGATTCTAAGCTTGTCTTTGGCTACTGTGTTGCTCATGTTATCAGTGAAACATAACTTTATAAATAATCAACCCTTGAACTCGAATATCAAGATAAAATCCTGATCGCATCTGTCACGGTACAGTTGAGGCAGGATCTCTTCATCTGGACCAATGTCTGCCATGAAGTTACGATCTTCGGTTCTGTAACATAAGTAAGGTAATTCAGAGCAATAGATTTTTTCTGTTCCAATTTGGAATATATAGTCGTAGCCGGTGCCTAGGTATTGGGTTGCGTTTTTAACAGCAGTAAATCTTATGTACTTTGGAAGGTTGGGCCTAGCCACTGCTACAAATTTAACATGATACAACCACTTAATTAGATCAGCTTCACGAACTCCGCCGACATTAACTTTATCCACAAACTTATCCCCAACAGCTTCAACGATCTTACCGTCACCTATATACATAACAGCGTGGTCGTAATCGCCTGGTATGAGAGCAGACGTAGGCCTGCCAGACTCGTGAGATACTAAAATGTCACCAGGTTCTATTAGTTTTAAAATGTGATTTACTATTTCAGGCGTGATAGGTGACTCTTGCCGACCAGTTCGCTGCAAAAGCTTTTGAACTGGTATCAGTAGCCATAAAAACAACCGCTTTAGTTTAGCCATCTATGACTCTGGCTCATCAATCTGTGCTAATAAATCAACCAGCGTAACTTTGCCGGTGATTTCTTTCTTATCGGTTAATAAGCCTGTTATTTTTGAGTGTGAGTCTAGTGCTTTGATCTTATCAACGAACTCAACAGCGCCATCGCTAGAGATTTTTTTGATGGCTGCAGTTAGTGATTCAGGCATCTCATGGATCTTCTTAGGCGTACCGTCTGCGTTAACAGCGTCTTTGATGTTATACATGCTTAAAGCACGATATTCTTTCTCAGCACGTTCTCGGTCGTATTCTTTACGATCGATCAACGCTAGGTCATAGCGCTTCTTATATTCGTCTTTAGATCTTATGTAGGCCATGATGCCTGAGTAATCGATTTGAAACTCACGGCATAAATCTATAGCAGATCCGCCGTTTTGAACGTGGCGAATAATAATGTCTATCATTTGAGGGTCTGACTTAGCTGCTAATGTTCTAAGGTCTTTGGATTTTGCCACGGTTTTAGGATGCATTAATAATGCGGTTAATCAAGAAAAATAGCCAATAAGCCGTCTAGTTAGTTTTAATGCATGGCTGAAGCTTATCGACTCAAAATAAATTCATACTACAGTAGGGGGGTGGATTAAAAATAAATAACTGGGCGTTATATTTTTGCGAATTTAAAACATACCCTTATCCTCTTCTTTTTCAAAAATTCTATATGTAGCCCCATTTTCTCCAGGTCCAGACTCTTTAAAAATAAATACTGTTTCAACAGCACCTGTCGTAAAGTCATAATTTTCGAATACTCTTAAATAAGAAAACTCTTTATCATTTTGGTAAGAATGTAATTTGTATATTTCATGGGCTCTTGCTGCAGTCTTTATTCTTTCTAAAATTGCGTGGTCTGATTTATCACTCATTTCTGTTGGAAGCTTTAGCCAATCTTCTAGTGAATACCCCTTGCTGTAAAAGTAATCATCTGGACTTGTTGCTATCGATCCATCTTTGTTTTTTAAAATTTGCATGTTTTTCTCCTTTTTAAATTCCATGCCTTTAAGGGGGTTTAGCCACAATAAATTAAGAGCACTTTGTATACTTTATAAAATGACGCAGGTGCTTGTACCCTGTACCTCATCTCAAACCCCGTTTTCCTAAACTCCTATACCAATAGAAATACCTATTTTGCGATTTCTCATATTACCCTTCCATTAAAGTCTTAATATAGATACGGTACATAGGGTACATAGGGTACTTATTGAAATCATTGATCTTTTTCTGCACCTCAACTTGTACCGCATCTTTTACACCGCATCTTTTTTCGTGTTTTAATCCGTTTTTAATCCGATAAAATTTCTACCATTTCACCAGTAGCATAGTTTTTAACCATTTTTTTTGTACCGTAACTATTTTCACTTAAATTATGTACCGTATCTTTTGTTACCCGATACCACTTTTTATATTTTCTATAGCCACCTGGTGGGTGATTAAAAACAAATCCTAAACTGCGTAAAATTCTACCAACAGCATTTCTTTCTTTTTTACTAACCCTACTTATTTCCATACCTAAACCACCATCAGGATTAACGTTATCAGTTAAAAATTTCATAATATTTATTTCATCTTTATGTTTCACATACTCAGCAACAATTTCATACCACGGCTCATTTTCTGGGCTATCATCCTTATCGATATTCATACGTTTTGAGTAAATTTCATCCATATACTCCATAGGTATTTCCCAGTGTGTTTCATCTGTTTTTGAACGGTATACAGCTTCTGCAAGTATCTGCTCGCGGTCTTGATTTATGAGGTCTAGTTGTATTTTTGTAGCTTTAATAGGCCAGTAACGTCTGTTACCAGTTGAATCGGATAAGTAGTCTGATTTATTAGTTGTACCTACAAATATGCAGGTTCTAGGATTATCTGTCGTTGCCGCTGCATAAGGCTTACGATATCTGTCTGTCTGTGTTGATAGCATTTTCTTAAGCGTTGTAGATTCAGCCTTACGAAATGAGTCTAGTTCTTCGATCTCAACAAGCATTCGACCTTGAAGCTTAAGGTAAAAATCCTTATCAGATGGGTCTTCGTTGGTTGTATCGTAGTATAATGCACCAGCTAATGCTTGCAATCCAGATGACTTTAAAAGTCCTTGCGATCCCTCTAAGATAACCATGTTATCAAACTTAGTACCTGGCTTAAACACACGCCTAACCATAGCAATAAGCATATTTTTTGATACAGCTGATGTATAATTAGTATCTTTGGCCCCAAAATAATACGAAAAGAACTTATCAACTCTTGGTTGCTTATCCCAAACAAGAGAATCTAGATAAGCAACAGCAAGGTTTTTTCGATTAACATAAAACACATAATCAAGGGCATCTTTAACTGCAGATCTAGACATTTTAGGTATTTGAAAATAAGTCTGCATGGTATTTAAAATAAGAACTTCAATATCTTCAGAATAAGGCTTACCACAGAAGTACCTTTGGCATTTGAACTCATCGTAAACAAAGGCGTTTATAAAGAGATTTGATTTAACAAGTATTTTAATTGCATTTGCAGCATTTGCTATTGCAATTTGGGTCTCAAGAGGCACATCAAGCCCCAGTGTTCGCCAAATGGCCTGAATATTTTTTGGTGCGGGTTTAATAGTTTCATTACCGACTGTAACTTCGTTTTTAGGTGATTCATCATCTGGGGCAACTTCGGCTTGTTTTAGTTGTGGCTCTTCGGTTAATAATTTAGCTGGTTTTTTTACTGAATTAAGCGTTGTGATTAGATTATCTTTCGGCCAGTCTGATTTTTTAGCATCAGCAATATCCCAAGATTCTGGCAAATCAGGTATTTTTTCAACATCACAATATTCAATTTTATCAGTTAGTGCGGATATTTTAGAAACAATGTAATACAAATATTTATAACCAGGGCTATCGTTGTCTGGAATAATTAAAACAGACCTGTTTTTTAAGTCAGAGAAATCAGTTTTTTTAATACCAGAATTGCCACCCATCCATGTTGTAATAATGACCTTAGATGAGCCAAAGTATTCTTGTGCGGCATCAACAGTGGGCTCTCCCTCTACGATTACAATTTTAGCATCTGGATATTTATTAAAAAGATGTAAGTTATAAAGTTTTGTTTTAGTCGGCTGTTTATAATCCCAGCCGCCAGGTTTAGTTTCATCAACTCTGTATTGCCTTGAGGTTTTATCGATTACTATTTCTTGAGTTTCAGGATTAATTTCTTCGGTTTTAAATCTGCATGTTGCGGCAGTTACTACGCCATCGATGTCACGCCAAATCCAGTGCTTAACATATTCATATTTAATATATTCAGTATCTTTAATTTTAAAGTTAGGTAGCCGCTGATTTGCATCTTGCTTTGGTTCAATGTAACCAATTCTTTGAGCAAGCTCATGTGCCGCCTGTTGTTTAGATATAGATTTAATTTTCATATAAAGATTTAAGAAACCATATCCAGAATCAGTAAAACCATTTGCGAAATCAGACCAAGGATTTTTTTCTTTGCGGATATTAAACTTAAATGACTTGCCAGAACCGCCTAAAATAGAACCAGCCTCATACTCTGATCCGTTAAAGTCACCACCAGAAACTAGATCGACGATTAATGTTTCTGCTCTTTGAGACAATTGATATTCAAGTGATTCAAAATCATAATAAGGAAAACGTTTTTTTTCCATAAATACCCCTCTTAAAATGTATTAATTAAATTCCGAGAGAGAGATAATATAGATGGGCTCTCTTCGTATGTATTTAGTCACGGTAAATGCCAGTAAATACATAATACAATACAAAAGCGGTGCGTGATTATTAATTAATCCGAGTGATGAGTGACGCAGTGTTAGGTCTACGGCTGAGACACTACAGATAGTAAAGTCTCAGCATCCATGATTTCTGAAGTTATGAGAGATATACCGCCAGCGTCTTTGACCGTATTAGCCCATGCGATTTGTTCAGGCGTTGGTTTTCCGCGTGATGATTTATATTCTATAGAGCAGAACACAGCTACGGTATTGCCGACATCGGAGTAAGTGATTTTTTTAGGTAGCCATCCGATTGTGTCTGCAGAGCCGGTTGCGAGGCCCATGCGTATCATACGTGGTTTTTTAATGAGAATATCGCCGTTTTTTAACCTGTGAGTCTCGCCTTGATATGCAACGCCAGAATTGTTTCTAAAAAGCCGTCCACCCAGCTTAGATATAAGTAGCATGAAATGATTCTGTAGGGTTTTTTCAGACATTAGTTAACCTGTCTTGCGTGGATAATACCCTGTAATTTTTAATCGTATTCATAGCCATGTCTAAGTCGATTATTTATCCTTAGCGTTTAAATAATTCATGTAGTTTTCTGTGTAAGCTTCGAACTTCTGCGCAGCTGCAAAAGATTTTTTAATTACGGTGGCAACGTCTGTTGCGGTTAATCCAAACTCTACGTTATTACAAAAAATTACTCTAGCCATGTCAGCTACTTGCATACCGACTTGCATGATAGTTTTTTCATCTGCAGGGGGTACGAAGTCTGGCAATTCTGTTGTTTCCATGATTAGCTCCTCAGTTAAATTGGTTGTTTAGTGAATTTATATAAGATCGTGAGTAGCCATGAGTGCTAGACCAGTCAGAGTCTGCGATGTCTTCGGTCTTTGGATCGTCGCATACACATTCAGATTCTTCGCATTCTATGCAAATATCTTCTGTTGATTCATCCATTTGTTCGCCCTCTAGCATTATAATCGCAAGTTAAGCATACGCGATTAGTTTTAAAATTTTGTGAGTAGAAATCTTTTTCGCACTTAAGACATGGTTTTATTCCATGCTCAATCAAAGTTAGGCCGAGTGATTTACGTATTTTATTAATCTCGTCGATTTCTTTAATCAAACGCTCTAAACTAATTTCTGGTATTATACTCATCTATGATTGAATCGTACGGAGCTGGTTGCCCGTGTCTATATGTATTGCCAGGCGTTATGTTGTAGATAGCTGAGTCCACCATACACGAATCGTATAAGTGCCACTAAAATTCTTCGTTTCTATCGCTTCAATCTTAATCTTAGATAGGTCAATCATAGTATTCATGTAGCTGCATGCTTTTTCTAAAGTCTGACCTCTGTAATCTGTATAATGAATCATATTTACCTCCTTAGTCCAGTTAACAAATTAAGTTCTCAAGCCGATAAATTTGTATGGGCACAAGCGAATTCCAAACTGTTTTACAAATGCAGTTACAGTTACTTCCTTTATAATTGGGTTGATTGCTGGCTTTGGCATCTCTAATTGGTTCCTTAACAAAAACTATTCTACGTTTAAAGATTACACAGAAAAGCTGATTAAAAATCTGGAAAACGATATTGCTAACAAAAGCAAAGAACTTGATTATGCTCGAGCTCAGGCAGAGCAATATAGACATGATTGCAGCAACGAAAAAGCCAGATACGAGGCCGTATCTAAAATACTCGTTAGCGATACTATTAGGTGCAAGGCTTGCGGAAGCAGCATACAATTCACCACTAAACATGAAGACAAGACATATAGTTCTTATGTTTATAATTTTAAGTGCTCTTTGCCATCTTGTGGCTTGAATTTTACAATTGATGAGTACAACTTTAAAAAACTCTACAATGAAAAAAAGTAGTCTAAACGCTTTCATTTTTTACCTTTCGTTACTTTCTAAAGATTCGTGCATTGTTTCTCTTTCTTTCAGAAGCCAATGAACCAATTGTCTAGAAACACCATATTCGTCTGCTATTTGTTGTTGTGCATATCCCATATCAAAAAGTAAAAATA